ATGATGAATAGAAATGAAGTGGCTTGTAGCGATATGCACCGAATAGATATCGTTGCATCGTTACATAAACAAGGTGTAACCATGCGAGACCTGTCTATTGAGGCTGGTTTAGCCGCAGATACACTCAAAAACGCTCTGTATCGCCCTTACCCAAAAGGGGAAAAAATCATTGCCCAAGCATTGGGTTTAGAACCAGCAAATATTTGGCCGAGTCGCTACCCCGCTTTAACTCGCAGGGTGGCTTAACATGTTTCTTTCTGTGAATGAGCTGATTGGGTTACCGGGTATGCCTGGGACTGCGCCAGGTATTAGGGCTGCGCTTAACAAGCGCGCGGGTAGTTCACTGGAATTGAAACGTAAACGCGCTGGCACCAAGGCATTTGAATACCACATCGATTGCCTGACAGAGCAGCAACAAGACGTTGTTCGTGAGCGCCACCTTAACTCTCTTTTAAATGCAGAGAAAAAAGCCGTTAAAACGGCATTTAACGGCGATTTAAACCCAAGAGTAAAAGCCAAGCATGAGTTAGACCTTATGCGCCAATGTCCAGCCCTGCTTGAGCGTAGCACCGGCAATCTGACCAAGTTACAGCGTGATATTGCGGATGCCCGCGCCACTCTGGTGACCGAGGTTATCAATTTACAGAACGCCGGATTGTCACGCATTCGAGCCATTAATTATATTTGTGACCAGTCACGTTCTAATAATTTACCTGAGAACTTGCAGAAAGCAGCCGCAATGGCCAATGCCCGTAAAGGTCTGCGCACAGGCGTCAGTACCCGCACCCTGAATGGTTGGGTTGTTGACTATGAACGTGCCGCCACGCCCTCCGAGCGTCTGGTTTTATTGGCTCCAGGGCACAATAAAGGCAAACCCGTTGAGCGCATTAAATGGATGCCACTATTTATGGCGCACTACCGCACCACCAACGGATTAAGCATTGCTGAGGCTTACGAGAACTTTGAGCATGACTGGCAAATGCAGTATGCAGACCAGCCCGCCATGCTCGCCGCAATTCCTTCTGTCTATGCCGTGCGGCGGGCATTAGACAAGTTGCCAACCGTCGTTAAACAACGTGGCCGTGTTACGGGTTCTGCCATGCGAGCGCTGAATACCTATGTGAAGCGTGACTGGTCACAAATGCCCGTTAACGGCGTTTGGATTGGGGATGGCCACAGCATGAAAATGAAAGTGGCACACCCTGACCATGGCCGTCCATTTACACCAGAAATCACGCTGGTTATTGATGGCCGGACACGTTATGTCGTCGGCTGGAGTCTGAGCCTGGCTGAGAACGTGATCGCTGTGGCTGATGCACTGCGCCACGGTATGCAGAGCCACGGCATACCCCTGATTTACTATTCAGATAACGGTGCAGGTCAAACCGCAAACGTATTAGATGCTGATATTACGGGGATTTTATCGCGTCTTGGTGTGGAACACCCTACAGGTATCCCCGGTAACCCGCAGGCACGTGGGATTATTGAGCGGCTTAACCGCGAAATTCCTGCCCGTATCGCCCGTAAATTTGCCACCTATAACGGTAAATCTGCTGACCGCGAAACGGTTCGTATGGTCAGCGTTGACCTTAATTCAGCCTTCAATGCACAGGGGAAGAATAAAGAGCTCAACAGTCGCCAAAAGGCGGCGATGGCTAAATTACCCTCATGGCAGCAGCTTATCGATGCCATAGAAGATGAAATTGAAGCCTATAACACCACCCACCGGCACAGCGAATTACCCCGCCGTGACGATGGTAAACACTATACCGCTACGGAGTACCGCCAGTTATTGCTGGCAAGCGAGACCATTGATCGCCTTTCCGATATCGAGTTGCGCGACATGTTCCGTCCGCAAGTCAAACGTACCGCCCAGCGCGGTTGGCTGTCTATCTTCAATAACCAATATTTTGCTGAGGGTTTAATTCAGGTCGATGGCGAAGAAGTTCTGGTTGAGTTCGATATTCACGATGCCAGTAGCGTTACCGTTCGCCGCCTTGATGGCTCGTTTATCTGTACTGCGATTGTGAATGGTAATACCCGCGCCGCCTTCCCTGTGGATTACGTCCAGAAAGTGGCAAAAGACCGCCATAGCCGCCGTATGAAACTGGTTGAGCAAAAAGCCGAAGAGATTAACGCCGAGCTTAATCCGGTACTGACTGCCGATGATGCACCCGATTTTGGCTCGCTTATCCAGGGTGATATCTCACGCATTAATGATGACCGGGAAGAGATGTTCTTATTCCAATCTGATCGCGATGAATATTTAAAAGTACATGGCAATAAAAAAGCGGCTATTTGACGCCCATCAAATGCCGCTCATTCACTACATAGGAATTAAATCATGACAATTAAAAATGACCTTATAGAACTGATGGAACGTAAAAGCCTCAACCAAACACAGGTTTCACGCGCTATTGGTATGAGTACTGCCACCGTCAATCAATATCTACAAGATAAATATAACGGGGATTTGGAGAGGGTCAATAGTGAGGTACAGGCTTTCCTCGAACGTACTCGCGAGAAAGATAAAGCCCAGCGCGTAGACGTGAAGTTTGTTGCAACGTCAGCATCCAAAAAAGCGCTGGAAATTATCCGTATGGCCCACGTTGACGGTGAGATCAATGTGATTTACGGCGAGGCTGGGCTAGGTAAAACCATGGCATTAAAGGCTTACGCCAGCCAGAACTCGACTGCGTTGTTAATCGAAGTTGATCCCAGCTTTACCGCTCGCGTCTTGCTGGAAGAGATCTGTAACCGTTTGGGGCTATCCCCTCGCGGCAACATGCATGAAACCTTTGAGTTATGTAGCAATAAATTACGTGACTCGGGCTATGTCTTGTTGATTGACGAGGGGGAATTATTGCCGCATCGGTCACTGGAAGTACTGCGCCGACTGCATGATAAAAGCGGGATTGGTGTTGTTCTAGTCGGTATGCCGCGCCTGCTGATTAACCTGAAGGGGAAACGTGGCGAATTCGTCCAGCTTTATAGCCGTGTGGCCTTTGCACTCAATATCGGTAATGCCCTGCCTAAAGATGATGTCAGTGCCATTGCGGCCAGTGTATTGCCTGCGGTAGCGGATGATATCAATGAGGCGCTTTATCAGGAATCAAAAGGCAATGCCCGCCGCTTATTTAAGTTACTGCGCGGTGCAATTCGCCTTAGCCATATCAATGAAACACCCGTGGGTGTAGGTGCCGTTCGCCAAGCCGCCAAAATGTTAATTAATTAAGGAATAAGCCATGTGCCAATTACCTATTAATAACCCGACCTTAATGAAGCCGATTAATCGCTTATTACGCGCCGGTATTAAGGTGGTGGAATTAAACACCCGCTTACGCCGTCCGATCATCGAAGTTGATCGCCCCTTTAAGGCATGGGAACAAGGCGCGGTTGAGATAACCGAAACCCGTAACGGCGTCCGTAGCCTGGTCAAAATGACCCTCTGGCGCGGCGCTCATATCATCTGGAGATAGCCAGTTATGGCAAAAATAATCATTGATATTACGACAGACAGTAAAAACCGGATGGCTGTTGATTGTCGGTGTGAAGCATCAAAAACAGACGGTAAGGATGATTTAGCGATAGCCAAAGCGGTTTCTTGCGGGTTGGCTGGGCATATTTCAATCAAGGCTCACGAAGCATTAATTAAAACCAAACGAGGTAAAAAGCATGTCCACTGATAACAAACAATTCACTGATAAAGCCGCTCCAGAGGGGTACTGGGTTGATGCTAAAGGTATTCTGACCCCAATTTCTCTGGTTAAAGATATCGACAAAATGCGCGACACATTAGTGGGTGACATTATCAATCGCGCACTGGTCGTTAACAAAATGCTGACCGAGTTTAAGTTGGCCACCTTTGCTGACATCGCCGCGTTCGTTGACCTGTCAGCCAATGAATACAATGTTTCACTGGGCGGTAAAAAAGGCAACGTCACGCTATATAACTTTGACGGCAAATATAAAATACAACGAGCCATGCAAGACCGCATTGCTTTTGATGAGCGCCTGCAAGCTGCTAAAGCGCTTATTGATGAATGCCTTGCTGATTGGGTTAAAGGTGCACAGCCTGAAATTCATACCATAATCAACCGGGCTTTCTCCTCTGATAAAGAGGGTGAGATCAATACCGGAGCAGTCTTGGCACTGCGTCGTTATGACATTCAGGACTCACGCTGGTTACGCGCCATGGACGCAATCAGCGAAGCGGTGCAGGTTGTCGGCAGTCGTTCCTATGTGCGGGTTTATGAGCGTATTGGTGACAGTGACCAATATCAGGCAATACCTCTTGATATCTCTGGAGTCTGATATGAAAGCTGGAGAGTTTAATCGGCGTTATCCCGTAGGTAAGGTTTTCATCTACCAACCGTGCAAATTTTTACGCGGGGGCAAATCAGTAAAAACGGTTGGCCCAGCCCATGATTTTGATTCGGCAACTGTCGTGGAAATTAATAAAGAACCTTATTTTGATAATACGGAATCATTAACGCCTGCGGGCTAATTTAATTCGCTTTTAAATCATCTTTAAACATGGCGTAAACCCGCAGGGGCGCGCTTACGCCAAAATAATGGAAAACCATCATCATGAATAAAGAAAAGTATCTCGCCAAAATAAAGAAACTGTTGAATTTGGCTAAGCACAGTACTAATTCCAATGAAGCTGCCAATGCGATGAGTCAGGCTCAAAACCTGATGCGTGAGCATGGTCTGACATCTATTGATATCGACTTGATGGAAATCAACGAGGCAGGCAGTAAAGGCGCTCCCTCTCATGCTCAGGCTGTCCCTAAATATATGGGGCTGCTGGCAGATATTATTTGTCGGGCTTTCGGCGTTAAGTGTTATATGACCTTTAAACGCAATTATTACACTACCGCTCAGCGTCAGGTTATTTTCTACGGCCCGAATGAACGCCCACAAATAGCAGCTTATGCCTTTGACGTACTCTCTCGCCAAATGATGAAAGCCCGCCGTGAATATACCGCGTCAATGCGCAAGAGCATTAAAGCCAGCACCAAAATAGCCCGAGGGGATACCTTCTGTGAGGGGTGGGTAATAGGCGCTTATCAGGTCATTAAAGATTTTACGGTTACAGATACAGAGGCAACCCTAATCACTGCCTACCATCGTAAATTGCAGAAAGATATTGGGCTGCAATCAGGCGATATGCGAGAAGCCAAAAAGTGTCGTGGGGCTGATGATGCTGCGGATACTGGATATCGAGCGGGTAAAGATGCCAGCTTGCTCCACGCAGTCAATGGTACTGATTCTCAACCTGCATTGATTGGGAGGTCATAATGGAAAACCTGTCTAAAACCGATTCTTTGCGCCAGGCACTGAAAATACTGGGTTCTGCCACTGGCCGCGAACTGGCCAACTTTACTGGCTTACCCATTGCGCGTGTCGGCGCACTGTTGGCCAAAGATATCAGCAAAGGCCATGTTAGCCGGTGCTGGAACGGTAATATGCGTTGCTACGCTATGGCAGGGGTAGCCGGTGTCACGCCAAAATCGCCGGGTACCCCCCGTTTGTCTCATTGGAAAAATGTACCCGCCAGTAAAAAAGTCAGCACCAAAAAATTGCGCTGCCTGCCTTTGGGTGTCACCAACCCCGAGTTTATGTCTTTGGCGCTGAAAGCCGCGGCCCTCGAAAAACAGTTCAAATATGCCGATGCGTTACCCGTTTGGCGAGCAGCCGCCGACGCCTCCATGCTGGCCGTCAATGAGCAATGGTGTTTTACCCGCGCCCGGTTCTGTGACGCGGCCAGATTCAAAGGCTGGGGAGAGCGCTCATGAAAGCCCATGTCAGCAGCCGGGAATATCAGGATAACGGCAATAAGCGTATTTACACCCTGACGGATGGCAGCGTGGTGATCGAGTATCCCAATCTGCCCGGTAAATCGCGTTTCAACTTCTTTGATAGTCGTGGGAATTCGATTCACAAGAACCAGCAGCGCGTTGCCATGAAGCAAGCCGTTGAACACCATAAAAAACAGTGGAGGGTGAAGCCATGAGCCATTTTCTAAAAGGGTTGTCAGCCGAAATATTCAATCAAAAATACCCTGTAGGCAGTCGTTTTAATTACTTTTCCGTTAAGGGCATTCCTGACAGTGTTGAGGTGGTCACACGTACTGAAGCCTGGGCGTTAGGTCATGGGGATGTTGTTGTCAGCGTCAATGGCCGAGCCGGTGGGCTTCACATTGAGCATATGAAGCCTGTTGTTATCGCCGATAGTTCTTTGCAGGTGCTAAGCACCGAGTATTTGACAGAGATTATCAATAGTCCAGCCAGTGAACTCACTATAGCGCTAGCAACTGGACTGCTATCACTGCGTGAGCAACTGGAGGGGCTTAAAGAGCAGAAGCCCACAGGCCAAGTTATTAGCTGTAACGGCAATAAAACGCTCGGTTGGATTAATGACGCGCCAGTTGGCACTTTGTTATTCACAGCAGCCAAGCCAGCAGACATACAAAGGGGGCAAGGATGACTATCAGAGAAATTACCTTAATCTGTTGGGCCATAGCGACCTACATTTACCTTGGCTATTGCTGGGCCAGCATTCTGCGGCGGTTGGGTTGGATGAGAAAAAACATTCACTGGATTGCCTTTATTTTCACAATGCTGCTTTGGCCAGTGGGATTAATGCTTTTTGAAGCGCGACTGGTTGAAGAGAGTTATGACGATAACGTTGACGAGGATGATATCAATGGCAATTGAAATCTCACCAAATGATGAACGTATAGCAATGCTGGTAGCCAGCGGCTTTTCTCATGATGAGGTCAGCCAGTTGTTTAATCATCTCAAATCAGAACCTGATCATGAGGCTTATCAGCAAGAGTTATACCGTAATGCCGTGTTATCAGCCAGAGAAACACTTAGCGCCTATTGGATTATCTCCAGGCTTAAAGCCATATCTGAGGGCAGCGATAAACAAGCCGCAGTGACAGCATTGAGTGCCTTAATGGATATTTCTTCATCCTTTAATCTTTTCAGACTCAATATTGCTCCGGAGTTTTTATCGGGTTTAAGTCAGGGAGGTGTCGATAATGACCAAGGACAACAGTAAAGAGCAGGCAGCGGCGCGTAAGCGCCTCTCCCGCGCTCGCGCAAAGTCACAGTTCGGCCAGCATCGTATTGAAATAGTTATCTCTGACCGTGGGTTTAAAATGTTGCTGGATGGCTGTAAGCGCCGTAATCCGGGTCGTAAACCATACATCCCCAGCGAGTATGTTGAGCTTTTAATCTTTTGTGACGGTGAGCGACTGGAGCGGCAAGAGGCTGAGTTAGGTCATTGCAATCACTGTGACTTGCCATTACCTACCGGTTGCAATACAGCGTTTGTAGGTGAATCACAATGTTGGTTTTATCGTCAGTCACGCGCTTTAAATCTTACAGATGTGACCGGTCACGCTCAGTTAGATGAGGTGAAAAAATGACTAATTTGGGTCTGTTAAAAAGTCACCTGGCACTGGGTGAAGACTACGGCGAAGAACTGCTGCAAGTGCTCCAGTCGGCCTTTGATGAGATTACCGTCTCGCGGGCAAAGCTGCTTGAATTGGGCGGTTACTCTCCAGCGGATACTGCTGATTTACTGACTGGCTGCGGGAAATTAACCCAACACATCACTAAGTTTGAACACAGTAGCCCGTACTCTGTAGGTTCTTCCGCTTTGATTAACTTATTGGTGACGCATCAAAACCAACACACTGTTATTGAACAATCATTAACCTTAACTTCTCTCAATAACGAGTGGTTTGCTCTGGTGGGTTTTGAGAACTTTCCTTGGCATGCCTCACCAGCCGAGGCGATGGATACACTATCTGACTGGCTTATCCGGTTGGGCTTGGCGACAAAAGTCAGTGATGGTTTACGTACTCAGCTGGGGGCGTTATGGACAAAAAACTGATCCAGCTTATTCATGTGGGTAAGTCTGCCTTAGCCTGGGACGATGAAACCTACCGTGATGTTATTTATCGACTTACCGGTAAAACAAGCTCGGCTCATTGTTCCATCGAGCAGCAAGAACGTATTGTGGCTTATATGCGGGCTCATGGATTTGAGCCTAAACCGACCCCAAAACGCGGACGTCGCCCCAGCGTTCCCGCCAGTAAGAAGACGATACTCAGTAAGATTGAGGCACTTCTGGCTGACGCAAACCGACCATGGGATTATGCTGAATCTATGGCGCAACATATGTTTCAGGTAAGATATGTTGATTGGTTGCCGCTGGATCAACTGACAAAACTGATGCAGGCATTGATTATCGATGCCAAACGTCGAGGTAAATTATGATGGATATTGAGCAGGTTAAAGCGCTATTGCCAGAGTCTGTCCAGCAGATTGCCGAGTTGATCGGTTATCCAGCCACAGCCCGCCTGCTCGATAAGTTGGGTGGCACCACCTTCCCAATCGGTAAAGGGTTGCGCGCACTTGGCGCAGCCCGCGCCACGTTGTTACGTGAACCATTGGTGATGAGAACGCGCAACTGTTGGTCAAGCACTTTGGTGGGGAGGTTCTTTACCTCCCTCGTTGTGATCGGGCATTGCGTGAGTTGCGTAACCGTTCGTTCCTGGCTGAATTTGCGCAGTTGCGTGACACTGGCGTCTCTTCACTGATGGTAATGACGCAGCTATGCCCTAAGTATGGTTTTTCTGATAGATTTGCTTGGGGGCTTTTGAGTCAGCGTAATATTGATAGTGTCCATAATCAGCAAGATTTGTTTTAAGGCATACATGGAATGATGATGAAAACGATTTTACTATCCTGCATATCTTTGTTGTTGGCAGGCAATGTAGGGGCATCAATGGTTGATAACTCTAAAATGGTTGCCTCGTATAAAACTCATAAAGATGATGCAGACTTTATATTAGTTAGGGTGCAGGATGCGGTTCAACTCAGCGATGCTATATTGATATCCTATAAAAACATTGGCATAACCCCAACATTCACGGGTTACAATCGCACAATGCAAACTCTGCGGGAGGACGCAGCAACGTTACCTTCTCCATTTGACTCCTGTAGCACTTTGCCAAACTCAGCAGCCATTTATTTTGATGCTAGAGTTGATGGGCTGAAAAAAGATAATCGTTTGGCAATTAAATCCAGCAAGGCACGTTATCTCGAAGATGTTAAATATTGTACAGAAGAGATAAATGTCCCCCCACAAGATAAAGTAGAAGAACTTGGTATAATTGATATTGATGCTCCCCACTGAACCCCTTCCACTGATTATATAAAGCCCCCGTAGCAATACTGACACCATCCCAACCCATTGGATGGTGTCATGCAAATATCCCTATCACAGTTTCAACTTGCCGCTTCTTTATCGCCCGCGCTCGCATCGCGTTGGTATCCGCATATTCTGTCGGCCATGAATGAATTCGGTATCGATACACCACGCCGACATGCTGCATTTATTGCTCAGGTCGGGCATGAAAGCGCTGGTTTTAAAACACTGGTCGAATCATTTAACTACAGCATAGCGGGCTTAAAAGCCACCTTTAATACCCGTTTAACGGCGGGTCAATGCGCGATGTTGGGCCGTCAGCCCGGTGAAACCGTTGTCCCTATTGAACGTCAAAAAGCCATTGCTAACCTTGTTTACAGTAAACGCTATGGTAATAATGCGCCCGGAGATGGCTGGAAATTCCGTGGCCGTGGCCTGAAGCAAATCACCTTCCTGGATAACTATTACCGCTGCGGCCATGCGTTAGAAATCGACCTTATCACTAACCCTGACCTGTTGTTGCAAGATGAGTATGCGGCCCGTTCTGCTGGCTGGTTCTGGCACGTTAATAACTGCAACCAATATGCCGATAACGGTAGCTTTGTTCTCTTGACCAAAGTGATTAATGGCGGTGCCAATGGCTTGGCAGACCGCCAGGCTCGCTTAACTGTTGCCGAGCGTGTCCTATGTCCATCATGAAAACCCTTAAAGAACTCATCACCAACCCCTCATCTGGGCGATTGTCGACGTCAGATACCACTCTGGTGGGGGCGTTTATCGTGTCCTCTCTCGCGTTACTGTGGGCCACCATCTTTGGCCAGTCCGGTGATATCTGGTTCGGATTGTATCTGGCCGCGTGGGTCACTCAAAGCCAGGCATCAAAACACCAGGCGCTCAAACGTGATAAGGAGGTCTCCAGTGCTAATTCTGCGGACGCTCCTTAAAGCCTATTGGAAAACCCTGTTGGTGTTGCTTATGGCTGCTGTCGCAGGGTTTGCACTGGCCGCATTGATTTACGGCAAGCAACTTGCTGATGAACGGCTGGATTTTAGCCAGGCTAAAACCGTCTGGTTAGAAGAAAAGGCAAAGGCGGCTAATGATGCTTCTGCGGCGTTAGAGACCGCGCTGGCCCGACAGAGAGCCGCTCAGCAGTTGGGCGATAAATTGTCTGCTGAGTTGCAGGCCAAAATCGACGCACTTTATAGCGATAACCAGAGACTCAAGAGGCAAATCAATGATGCGACTCAAAAAGATGGCGCTACCTATACTGGCCTTGGGCCTAACAGCCTGTGCGTCTACCAGTCAGCCCTTGGCTACGCCGATTGTGATCAGCGAGTGCAACCCACCGCCAGCGGTTCTGTACCAACTGCCCGCGAAACCCAGCCCACCCATAGCGGGCTACCACCAGAAGATATTCTCGCCCACTCCACAGATTACGGGAAGTGGTGCCAGCAATTAGAAACGCAATTAATACAAATCAATAAATATTATTCGGGCGGTGCTAAGTGATATTTGATCTGGCAATGGCATTCCAAATTATTTTGGGATTGGTTTCTACTCTTTTCGGCTTATGGATTAACGAACTTAAAAAGGATATTACCGCGCTGGAAAAATCGGTTGAAAATATAAAAACCGATTATCAACGGCGTGAAGATGCCAAAACAAACTTTGACCTCATGATGAACACATTACGTGATGTCAGAAGCGCCATTGATCGCATTGATGGCAAATTGGATAAGAAGGCAGACAAATGAAATCACGCCAGAAACGCAGAAGTCGACGTGTTCATGCCGTTGAGAGTGAAGTCAGTGCGCTGAAAAAAATCAGCACTCAACTAGACCAGCTCATTATTCCGGGGCAGGACTTGGAGATATTGACTGACATCAATTTAAAACTTGATCGGATAGAAACCAATATGACGGCAATTCAGGTCGAAGCGACCCGCCGTGGTGCGGTGGCCGGAGCCATTGCGGGTGGTTTATCCGGGGGGCTTATTGCGACAGCTATCGTGCTTATTAAAGCTCGTCTGGGGCTGTAACGATGGCGCATCCGCAGGAAACACGGGACAGGCTGCGTAGGTCGTATATTTTCGGCCAGATGTCATTGGAAATCGCCTCCGCTCAGGCGGCAATCCCTTTTGTTACCGCCCGTCGCTGGAAAAAAGAGGCACAGGACAACGGGGATGACTGGGATAAATTGCGGGCCGCTCACGTGATTGCAGGCGGTGGACTGGAGGATATTGGCCGGGCAGTGCTGACCGGACTGGTCACGCAGTACCAGACCACGCTGGAGCAGCTTAACGGTGACTCTCAGCTTCCCGCGAAACAGCGGGTCGAGCTGTTGGCCAGTCTGGCGGATGCCTTTAACAAGGCGATATCTGCCAGCAAGAAGATATTGCCGGAAACCAGTCAACTGGCCATTGCGCTGGATGTTCTCCAGAAACTCAGCATCTTTATTTCTGAGAAGCACCCCCAGCATTTAGCGGCGTTCGTCGAGATATTAGAACCCTTTGGTGATGAAGTGGAGAAACATTATGGCTGATAAATTAATCCGTTTGACCGGTAATTACAGTGTTATGGCCAGCGATATTCTCGGCGTAGAAGTCAACTGTAATGGCTATATCGTTGTGACGACATCAACAGGGAAGCATCACGCGGATGCGGGTTATGGCGAATTGACCTATCAAGCCCGTGACCGTCTGATTAACGAAATTAATAAGGCGCTGGAATAGCCCTATGGCGAAGAAATTCACCGCGCGTGACTTTGCCAGCGAACTGGCAGACCTCGCCGCCAGTCTGCGCAGAACCATTGAAGCCGAGGATGTGGGTTTTGACCCCTCAGCGGCGGCGGTGGCTGAGCGTCACCAGCAGGTAAAAGACCCGGTGACGGGCTATGAGTTCTTTATCGAGAATTATTTCCCGCACTATGTGCGTCATAAAGACAAAAGCGAACTGCATAAATATCTGTTCAGTCGCCTGCCGGAGATTGTCGCCAGTCCCAAGGGCGAGAACGATGCCATTGCCGCCCCGCGTGGTGAAGCCAAATCCACTCTGGTCAGCCAGCTCTTTGTTCTGTGGACAATTATTTGTGGCATCAAACATTACCCGGTCATCGTAATGGACTCCATTGATCAGGCGTATCCGATGCTGGAAGCCATCAAGGCCGAACTGGTGTACAACCCGCGTCTGTTGATGGACTTCCCTGATGTCTGTGGCGCGGGTCGTGTGTGGCAGATGGGGACAATCCTGACCCGCAACGATATTAAAGTTCAGGTGGCCGGTTCCGGTAAGAAACTGCGTGGTTTGCGCCATGGGCCATACCGTCCTGATCTGGTGGTGCTGGATGATATCGAGAATGACGAGCAAGTCCGCAGCCCGGAGCAACGCGAGAAGCTGGAAAACTGGCTAAAGAAGACCGTGTTACCGCTGGGAACGGCGGGTGGTAAGCTCGATGTTATCTACATCGGGACTATCCTGCATTACGATTCTGTCCTTTCCCGCACACTCAAAAATCCGCTGTGGCGTGTCGCCCGATTTAAGGCCCTGATTCGTTGGCCAGATAACATGTCGCTGTGGGATACGTGGGAAGAAATTCTGCGTAACAACGGGCAGGATGGCGAGATGCTGGCCAATGCCTACTATCAGCAACACCGAGCAGATATGGACGAGGGGGCCATTGTCTCCTGGTCAGCCCGTCCTCTCTACACCTTAATGCTTATCCGTGCGCGTGATGGCCATGCCACCTTTGACGCAGAATATCAGAATGATCCGGTCAGTGGTGAAGATGCGATTTTTGCCGGAGAAGGTGTGTTTCACTTTTGGGTTAACCGACTTGCCGAGTGGATTTTCTACGGAGCCTGCGACCCAAGCCTCGGTTTGCGCGGTAACAGTCGTGACCCTTCCGCCTTATTGGTCGGCGGCTTTAACCGTCACACGGGGATTCTTGATGTGGTCGAGGCAGCCATCCGCAAACGGGTGCCGGATAAGATAATCTCGGACATTATCGAGTTACAGAAGGTTTATCGCTGCCAGATATGGAGCGTTGAATCCGTCGCATTTCAGGAATTCTTGCGCACCGAGTTAATCAAGCGCTCCGCCAAGGCGGGTATACCTGTGCCAGCTCGCGGCGTGTCGCCTAGTGCCGATAAGCTGTTACGTATCGAATCTTTGCAGCCGCACATGGTGAATGGCTTGATCCGCCTGCACCCCAGCCAGACCACGTTGATTGAACAATTACGTCATTTCCCCAAAGCCGATCATGATGATGGCCCGGACGCCCTGCACATGTTGTGGGCGCTGGCTGTTTCCGGTGCGGGTCACTTTGAATTTACGCCGGTGCCGCGTAGCCGAGATAATGATCGCGGTAGTCGGTTCGGCTCGGGAGGTTGGTAGTATGGGACAAATCGTTGACCAGTATGGTCGCCCGCTTAAACGTGAAGTACTGAAAGAATCCCAGACCTCACGTGTCGCACAGCTTAACCGCCAGTGGCCAATGCACCCGTCCAAGGGGCTGAGCATTCGCAAATTGCCCCATATCCTTGAGGCCGCAGAACGGGGCGACCTGTCCGCGCAGGCGGATTTGTTTGAGGATATGCTGGAGCGTGACGGGCATATTTTCTCGGAGATGGCCAAGCGCAAGAATGCCTTGTTGACACTGGACTGGAGCATTGAGCCACCGGAAAATGCGACTGCTGCCGAAAAAGAACTGGCGGTGGTGGTTTCTTCCTGGCTGAAATCCATCCCCGATATGGAAGATATCATTCTCAATGCCGCCGATGCTATCGGCCATGGCTTTGCCGCGCAGGAAATTGAGACCTGGGAACTGGAGGGAAATGTCTGGTTGCCCACCAAGATGGTGTTGCGCCCCCATCGCTGGTTCAGTACCACCCCGGAGACCAACGACGAAATACGCCTCAATGACGGCACCTTTAATGGCGCTGAACTCTGGCCGTTCGGCTGGCTGGTACATACGCATAATGCCAAGCCCGGTTTTATTGCGCAGTCCGGTTTATACCGTGTGTTGGTCTGGCCTTATCTGTTTAAGAACTATGCCTTACGTGATATGGCGGAATTTCTGGAAATTTACGGACTGCCGTTGCGTGTCGGTAAGTTCATGACCGGGGCCACTGATAAAGAAAAAGACTCATTGCTTCATGCACTGGTGACATTGGGCCATGATGCGGCAGGGGTTATTCCTGATGGTAGCTCGATTGAGTTTCATTCAGCGGCCACCGGACAGTCTGACCCGTTCCAGGCCATGATTGACTGGGCGGAGCGCACCGAATCCAAAGTTATCCTGGGCGCAACCCTCACCAGTCAGGCTGATGGCAAATCCTCAACCAATGCACTGGGCAATGTCCATAACGATGTGCGCCATGACATTCTGGTGTCTGATGCCCGCCAGCTTGAGGGATTCTTCCGGGGCTTTATTCGGATGTTATTGGCGCTCAATGGCAAAGAAGTTAGTGCACGTCGTCAGCCTAAGTTGGTGTTTGATACCCGTGATATTGAGGATATTAAAGTCTTCTCTGAGGGGGTATCTAACCTGGTGAGCGCCGGTATGAAGACCATCCCGACCTCGTGGATACATAAGAAGCTCGGTATCCCTGTGCCGCAACAAGGCGAAGATGTGCTGACCGCGCCAGAACCCACGCCGATGTCAGCCAGTTTGTCTCTGGCATCCAACCCGCAACCGTTTAAATCTTTTGTGGCATTGACCGCGAACCCGGAGAGTGATGACCCCGCGCAGGTGGTTCTTGATGAGGCACAAACAGTGCCTGAAGCCATCAATCAGGCTATGGAGAAACTCATAACGCCGCTGGTTGCTGCGCTAAATCAGGGGCAATCGCCTGACGAAGCTATCAATATCATCGCGGCCAGTTATCCGGCGCTGGATGATAATCAGCTCCAGCAGCTGCTGACACAGGCCATCTTTGTGGCAGACATCTGGGGGCATCTCAATGCCGAGAGCTGATGTCAATCTGGCCCAGGCGATGACGCTCAAGCCAGAAGAGGCTATTCGCTATTTTGAGTCGAAGGGCTACACCATCGGTTTTAATTGGCATGACGTTGAAGCCCGCGCCCATGCCACGGCGTTCACCGTGGCAGGGATATTGAAGCAAGATGTGTTGGAAGATGTTCGCCATAGCCTGAATGACAGCTTGCGTAACGGCACCACCTTTGAGCAGTTCAAAAAGCAACTTATCCCGGTGCTGGAGCAAAAAGGCTGGATGGGGAAAGGACTGGTGGCCGATGCGGATGGTGTTCTTGAAGGTAAGCAGCTCACCCCGCGCCGCCTGAAAACCATCTTCCAGACCAATATGCAGTCAGCCTATAACGCGGGCCGCTATGAAGAGCAGCTCGCCAACGCCGAGTTTCGTCCCTACTGGGAGCGGATCGCGGTGATGGACAGGCTAACCCGCCCTAAACATGCCGCGTTAAATGGCTTTACCGCCCGTTATGATGATCCGGTCTGGCAGTTTATGTATCCGCCGGATGGTTACCGTTGCCGCTGCCGCGTTCGGGCGCGTTCTGAGGCGGATATCAACCGCTATAGCATCACCGTGCAATCCAGCCAGGACAGAATTGAGACCGTGCAACAGGCATGGGGGCCAAATGATACGCGCTCAGTTCAGGCTTTTCGTATCAATGGCGAACTGTATACACCAGATGCGGGCTTTGGTCACAATCCGGGCCAGGGTAATTTGTCCGCACTGGGGCAACGGTTAATGGATAAATCTGCGGTGGCGTCTCCGCGCTTGGCATCACTCGCCGTCAAAGAAACCCTGAGCGATAACACGCTGTTAAATGCCGTTAAAACCGATGTTAAACGCTGGGTCAATCAGGTGTCACTCCAGCCAAAACCCAAAGGCTCATTGCGTCATCTTGGCGCTATTGAACCCGAGACCCTCACCAAACTGGAGATGCGCGGGCAAGCGCCTGGCTCTGTGACTTTAACGGCGTTTGATAATGCGGTACTGGATGCGCCTGGGCCGTTATGGGCGGAGTTGCCGGAACTGTTGCAACGTCCGGTGGCGACATTGCTCGATGATGAGCAACTGGTCTACATCGTTCGCCAGGGAAAAAGTGACTATGGCGTGACTGTTCCGCTCAGTGCCGGTAATACCGGTCTGGCGGTCAAACTGATGCACAAAGGCGCGGTGCTGTCTGAGGCTCACCGCAATGAGCTTGCTAACCTCACGGTGCTGGCAGGGAGTCTCTGATGGGTGGCAGTATTGGTATCAAGTTCAACGTTACCGATTTTGAGCGCTCCCTGGGTGAGCTTATCAGTAAGCTGGAACACCGTGGGCCGTTGATGCGTGAACTCGCGGCAGCAATGGGAGACGCTGTTGAAGAGAACTTTAAAAATCAGGGTCGACCTGCCTGGATGGGATGGAGTCCGGCGTATGCGAAAAAACGCGCCGGTGGTCAGATTCTACAGTTGTCGGGGCGTCTTGCGGCGAGCACCGTGCAAGAGAGTGATAATGATAGTGCTAGCGTCGGGACTAATTCGGTCTACGGCCCTATTCACCAGTTCGGTGGTGAAATCAAACGTAAAGCCCGTAAGCAGGATATGCACTTCAGGCAGAAGAAAAACGGTGAAGTAGGTAACCGGTTCGTTAAAAAGTCAAAGTCCAATTTTGTGCAAACGGCGGCGGTGGGTGCCTATACCATCAAGATGCCCGCGCGTCCTTTTCTGCACCTGACCGAGCAGGATGTGGAAGCTATGGAAAACACCGGTTTAGACTACTTTCGCCGTGTTATTGATTCGTAACCGTAAACGTCCTGTAATCGACGCAGGGCGTTTTAATCGTTTACTGACACTCTCGCCGGACTTTACCCCGCTTAATCGCACCACCGAGTTTTTAAATCATGTTTAAAAACGGGTTAACGCCATTGCTAATGTGTTGGGTGAAGTGGCAAGATGATCCGCGAGTTATCCCCTCGATGTAATCCACTGAACCCCTTCCACTGAATACCCTTTTAACGGCCCCGTATTCTCGGTGGCATGAAAACATTATTCGCCGCTCTGGCAATCGAAATCACAAAAGCGACCCACGGAACCATCCAGCTCTTTCCCGCTGGCGAATTCCGGGCGGTAGATGGTCGCCCTGAAGAATGTGATCACTGGGTGATGAACGCTGAGATTGCACAGCGGCTCATTGATGCCGCTAATGCCAGGTCGACGCCTTACGTTATTGATTACGAACACCAGACATTAAAAGCCGCCCAAAATGGTCAGCCCGCCCCCGCATCCGGTTGGTTTAAAACACTGGAATGGCGGGAGGGTGAAGGTCTGTACGCTGCTGGGGTCAACTGGACTGACGCCGCAGCGGCGATGATTCTGAAAGGTGAATACCTCTTTATTTCCCCCGTTTTTAGCTACAACAAATCCGGTCATGTGGTGCAGATACTCCATGCAGCACTGACTAACACACCGGCTCTGGATGATATGGACGCGGTGATGTTAGCTGCCGCATCCGTCCTGGCCATCAACTCAACCTCTGAGGGTAACGCCGGAATGGACGAACTACTCGAACAATTGCGCTGGATGCTCAATCTGCCGCTATCTGCTACGCAGGAAGAAGTCAGTGCCGAACTGATGAAGCTGATTAACCGCCTTTCAAATAATGAAGGGACAGCAGCGGCATCGGTGAACTTGCTCCAAATGCTTGACCAACATGATACACAAATTGCCGCACTGACCGCACAGCTCGACACGCCAGACCCGGTTAAATGGGTGTCTGTCGATGTTATGCATCAGGCCGTCAGTGAAGCGGTCACTCAGGCTCAAGCCAATATGGCCGCATTGGCCAGTCAGCAGTGTGACGGACTCATCACCGCCGCATTGTCTGACGGACGATTGCTTCCGGCTCAGAAAGCCTGGGCGGAGTCACTGGCCAAGGCTAACCCGGACAGTCTGAAGAGCTTCCTGGATAAAGCGCCAAAGATTGCCGCACTCACCCAAACTCAGACCAGAGGCAAGCCGCCAGTAGGTTCATCGCCCACGGACACCCTCGATGATGATAGTGATATCAGTGTAGCCGTCTGCGGTTTGATGGGCCTCGATGCCACTGAAGTAGCCCAATTCATTAAGGAGAACGGCGATGCGTGACAGAAATACCATGCGTAAAGACGGTGAGCTGACCCCAGTTCCTATTGCCGCCGCTACGGAGATTTTCGGGGGGCATATTGTGTGCGCCAATGCGGCCGGATTTGCCGTACTGGGTGCCGCGACAGCCGCATTAACGACTCTCGGTGTGGCTGATGGCTATGCCGACAACCGTGCCGGAGTTGCAGGTGATGCTGATGTTCTGGTGCGCCGGGGTAAAAACTGGTGTTTTGCCAACTTTGGTGGTGATGCCGTCACTCAGGCTCGAGTGGGTAAGGATTGCTATATCGCAGACAGTCAGACGGTAGCGGCGACAAGTGATACCAATGCTCGTCCGTTGGCTGGCAAGGTGATGGCTGTCGATTCTGACGGCGTTTGGGTTTTGATTTAGGAGAAGCACTGTGATTGTAAATGCGAAAGTTGTTAAACAAATCTTTGTCAATCTGAAAGCGACGTTTCAGAAGGCATTTTCCCAAGCCCCAACCGACTGGCAAAAAGTGGCCATGGTAGTGACGTCTACCGGTAAGGAGAATGACTACAGCTGGTTAAGCCGTTTCCCAAAAATGCGGGAGTGGATTGGTGATAAAGCAGTTAAAGCGTTGGAAGCCTTTAATTACACCATCCGTAACAAAGACTTTGAAGCCACGATTGAAGTTGATCGTAATGATATTGAAGACGATCAACTGCTGGGGTATGCACAGCAAGCCGCTGCCGCGGGTCAATCTGCCGCTGAACTGCCATCAGATATCGTGTTTGCGCTGCTGAGTAATGGTTTTGTCAATCTTTGCTATGACGGCCAACCGTTCTTTGATACTGACCATGCAGTCAGGGGTGTCTCGGTTTCGAACAAAAGCACCAAAAAGTTGACATACCAGACGTTGGCACAGGCCAAAGCAAGCTACGGTCTGGCGCGAGCTACCCTACGCAATATGAAGGATGAAGAAGGTGCTTCACTTAAGATCCAACCTAATCTTTTGATTGTGCCGCCCGCGCTGGAAGATGATGCCAACTATTTGATGACGGCTGACCGCTTCCCCGATAACACCCCCAATATCTACAAAGGCACTGCTGAAGTGCTGGTTGTACCGGAACTGAAGACCGACACAGAGTGGTTCCTGGTTGATGCCAAGCAATCCATGAAACCACTGATTTATCAGGAGCGCAAAAAACCGACTTTCGTCGAGCAGACTACCGAAGAATCGCCGGATGCCTTCATGCGTAGGAAATTCCTGTTCGGTGCTGAAGCGCGTGGTAACGGCGGTTATGGTTTCTGGCAGATGGCGTTTGGCTCGACTGGGGAGACTGCATAATGCCGATTCAAATCACTGCAAAACGGGATGGCTTCCGCCGCTGTGGGATGGCCCACAGCGATAAAACCCAAACTTACACTGATGGTCACTTTAGCTCATCGGTTCTCGCTGAGCTGATGGCTGAACCCATGCTGGTTGTTTCGTATGTGCCTGATGGTCAGGCAGAAAATACTGATCAAAGCGAGGCGTTAAAGCAGGCATTGGCTCAGGTTATGGATATGCAGGGCTGCATGCTATCGCTTACGAACCGTAATGGGGAGTTAGAAATGGGGCTGCAACAGCTCTCGAAAGATGCTCATGAATTGAAATTGGCCAATGAGCAAGCCAGCGCCACCATTGCCGACCAGCTGCGAGAAATAGACGCTCTCAACGCGCAGATTGCCAGCCTGACTCCAGCTCCCGATACGGAGTCCAAAGAGTCTGAAGGCACTAACCCCGCCAAGAAGACTAAATAAGGTAAAACGCCATGTATGCGACTCGTCAAGATATGGTGGATGCGTTCGGTGAGCGGGAGTGTATCGCCCTTACTGACCGTAATTTTACAGGTCAGATTGATGACCATGTGATGGTCGTCAAGCTGACGCAGGCCAGCGCTGAAATTGACAGCTATCTGGCGGGTCGCTACCCCATCCCCTGGCCAGATACTCCCGGCATTCTGGTAGGTAAGTGCTGTGATATTGCCCGTTTCCTGTTGTGTGGTGCCGAAACTCAAAACACTGACGAAATCCGGGAGCGATACGAAGATGCCCGCCGTTACTTTGAAAAGGTCGCGGCGGGGACAATTACTCTGGGTAAATTGCCTAACGGGGAAGTGGTCGAGTCCAGTCCACGTATTCGCTTCTCTTCTGCGGGCCGTAACTTTGGCCGTGACTCGACTAATGGGGGTGCATTTTGATTATTGCACTCACTGAAAAAGCCATTTGTGAACGGTTACGCCAGGGAATGGGCCACATGGTTAAAGGGGTTCATTCCTACGGGGGCGAAATGGACGGAGAACCCGCTGAAGTTAACCGCCGTTTACCTGCTGCTTGGGTGACGTTCGGCGGTATCCAGAAGACTGAAAACACCAGTATCACCAAGCGTAAATACAAAACCTATGGGCGCTTTGTGGTGATTGTTGGGGAGCGTAACGTGCGCAGCGAGGAAGCAACGCGCCAGGGGGGCCCCGGATTGGAAGAGGTTGGTACCTATAAAATGGTCGAGGCCGTGCGCCGTTTGTTATCCGGTCAGGATTTGGGACTCAGGATTGCGCATTTGGTGCCTGGGCGCGTTCGCACCTTATTTAACACCAAAGTGGATAATGCGGCGTTGTCTGTTTTCGCCTGCGAGTTCGATACTTACTGGATTGAAGAGGCACTGGAGAATGGCTTATTCCCTGTTGTTAATCCGCCTGCTGATTCCATTGACAGTATCTTTAACGGCTATCTGGGCAGCCAAAGCGAGCCGGATGCTGACTGGCTTACCACTCATATTCGTTATGACATCCCGCAGACCCCACTCTCACCGGATGCTGAGGACATTATTCATCATGACCATACTGAAAGTTAAAGCCGTTGGAGGGGTTCGTGTTCCATACCAACACAACGCCCGAAAATACATCGAGAGCGAAACGGTAGATGTTCCCAATACCGCCTATTACCTGCGTCAAATCGCCACCGGTGACCTGATTGTAGTGGAGGACAGTAAAGCCGCCCCTACGACTGAAGATGCGCCGGTGACAGAGACCGTTGTCGATACAGTTGAACCGAAAGCCAAAACCAAAGCGGAGGCATCCCGTGGACAGTCCTAATATTGCTTTTGACAATATCCCGTCGAGTATCCGAAAACCGGGTAAATACTTTGAATTCAATACCCGGCTGGCGGTTCGCTCGTTACCCAGCAATCAGCAACTGGTCTTGATTATCGGCCAGATGTTGTCAACAGGTAGCGCGTTACCGCTTGTGGCCACCAGTGTATTTTCAGATACGCAGGCCGCTGAATTGTTCGGTTATGGCTCGCAAGCCCATTTGATGGCCATCGATGCCATTACCAGTAATCGCTATCTGCAATTGCAGATTATCGGTGTATCGGATGCCACAGCAGGTCAGGCTGCTAAAGGAACATTAACCCTGACGGGTACAGCGGCGACCAGCGGCGTGGTCAGTCTGTCGGTTGGCAATATTCGCATTGATGCTGCCGTGGCCGCGACAGATACCCCTACTGAGATTGCTAGCAATCTGATTGCTGCGATGGCCAGTCAGACCAGCTTACCTGTGACCGCTGTTGCTGCCGCAGGCGTTATCACGCTCACTTGCCGCCATAAAGGTGCGCTGGGTAACGATATCAAATTACGTGCCCAATCCACGGCGACGGGTGTCACCACCGCTATCACTGCCATGGCTGGGGGAGAAGTTGACCCTGATATTGCACCCGCATTAGCGGCTGTTTTTGCTGCTGGCCATAACATCCTTGTTTGTCCGTACTCAACACCAGAAGCATTAACGGCGTTGCGTAACCACCTGGATGAAGTCGGTGGGCCATTAGAGCAGCGCGGAGCCCTCGGTGTTGCAGGCTGGGCTAAGTCCTTATCTACTGGCACCACGCTGAGCGGGGATATCAATGGTGGGCGTGTCACGTTGGGCTGGCATAACGGGTCAGTTAAATTACCCAGTCAAATCGCAGCGGCTTACGCGGCGGTCATTGCGAGTGAAGAAGACCCGGCACGGCCACTCAATACGCTGGTGATGAGCAGTCTGGATGTGACCGCACTTGCTGACCGCCCAGGGCGTAATGAGCAGGAAAACGCGTTGCATAATGGGTTAACTCCGTTTGAAGTCGGCCCCGGCAATACCGTGCAGATCGTCCGTGCTATCAGCACCTATACCGAAAACCTTGCAGGAACGCCGGATGTGTCCTTGCTGGATATCACCACCATTCGTACCCTGGATTATGTGCGTAAAGCCTGCCGGGAGCGTATCGACTTGCGCTTCCCTCGCGACAAGCTGAGCGCCAGAACGGGGCCAAAGGTACGCAGTGAATTGCTGGACGTGCTGATAAAACTGGAAGAGTTGGAGATAGTCGAAGAGGTCAGCGCGAACAAATCTGGTCTGATTGTTGAACGAGATTCACAGGACGACAACCGACTTAACGCTGCAATTCCTGTCGATATCGTTAATGGCCTGCATGTCTTTGCTGGCCGCATTGACCTCTTACTGTAAGGAGCCATCACCATGGCAGCAGATGAATATGTGGGCTCGATTGTGTTGGAAATCGACGGGCGAGAAATTGAAGTCACGTCCTTGAATGTCGATATCACCACGGGCCGTAAGTTAGTTAAAACCATGAACAAGACCGGACGAGCCAAAGGCTTTAGTCGGGGCATTGCGGAATACAAACTCAGCCTTTCTGCTGTCGTTCCGTTAGATGGCAACATTGACTGGGCTGCTATTGAGAATGCCAAAGTCACGCAATACCCGCTCAATGGTAGCGGTGGTAAACGCACCAGTTATCTGGACTGCTTCACAACAGAAACCGGCGCGAAATACACTGTGGATAATGAAGCCATGATTGATATCACAATGAATGCTCTGCGTGAGGTAATTGAATAATGACGGAACAAGGGCTTTTAGTTTTCGGGGTTGCAGTTGGTGAGGTTATTCACCGTGAGTTCTCTATCCGGTTGCCGGTAGTAAAAGACACTATTACCGCATTAACCGACACTCAGGACTCTCAAGGTACGACAGAAGGCCCGGCTGCACAGTTGTATTATAAAGTGGCGATTATTGCGTCAGCATTAATTAGCCTGGGCAATCTGGCAAAAGAAGATATCACCACGGAATTATTATTGAATGAATTAACCGATGATGATTTCGATATTATTGATGCTCATATTGCCGCCATTAAAAAAAAGCGCTTGCCCACGAACAGCTCCTTGCCGGATACCGACTTATTACCCTCGTCCTCGGTAAACACGGAGTCAGTGAGCAACAAATAAATGCAATGACCCACACCGAGTTAGATGGTCATCTTGACGCATTGGCCCGGCTGAATGGCAAGAAAACGTCAGCCGGGAATAACAAGGTAACCACTACCCAGCGGGTTAAATCCAAACGACAAAAGCGGGGACGATAAATGTCACGTGGACTCAATCTGGCGTTGACGTTATTCGCCCGCGATAACGCCTCTAAAGTACTCAAAAAGACCCTGCAAGATACGGTAAAACAAACCGCCGATGCAGCGAAAGCCTCTGAGAAGTTGGGTGATACCGACTCAAAGAGTGCTGAAAAGGGTATTAAAGCCTCCCGTAGTCTACAAGCTGAATTGAAACGCCAGGCATCTGCCCGATCCACATTGGGTGTGCGTTCTGAGCAGGATATTCAGCGCGAAATCCAACAAACTCAAGCCGCCTATCTTCGCCTAACCCGCAGTGGTGTGATGTCTGCTAATGAGCAGGCTCGCGCATTCAGTGCCATGACCGATAAAGTCAGTCGGCTAAAGAATGAACTGAATGGCGCTAACCACAGCATGACAGGCTTACAGCGGGCTAGAATGCTGGGCTCGGGTGCAGCAGCCGTGGTGGGTGGTATTACTGCCGCCAGTGCGGTATTGGCTCAGCCGGTTCGTAACCAGATGAGTTATGACCGCCGCGTAGCCATGATGGCCAATACAGCTTATGCAGAGAGAGGCGTTGAAGGTCGACTGGAGGGTAAAAAAGAGCTTGGTGGTGTCATCAGAAATGCGGTGACTGTAGGCGGTGGCACAAAAGAATCAGCGGCTGATACCTTGGATACGCTATTGGCATCCGGTGCGGTTGAGATGGATTCCGCTAAAACATTGCTACCTGTTATTCAGAAATACGCCACCGCAACCGGGGCTGATCCAAAAGACCTGGCTAACATTGTGATCGCATTGAAGCGCTCTTTTGATATTAAGGATGAGGATGTCGAAAAAGCGTTAAACATGAGTATTGTTGCGGGGCAAAAAGGTTCTTATGAACTAGCTAATATGGCGAAAGCGCTACCTGAGCAACTCGCTCTTGCCAAAAATTTGAGCATGAGTGGGCTGGATGATTATGCTACTTTGCTTGGCGTTAATCAGGGGGCAGCGATAACATCAGGCTCCAGCAGCCAGGCGGGCACTAATGTTATTAACTTGCTGGCAAAGATTAACAGTAAAGATGCGGCGAATGCCGCTGCTCGAATAAAATACAATGGCAAAGGCATTGATTTACCCGGTAGTCTTGCTGCGGCTAAAGAAAAAGGCATTAATCCGATAGATGCCTTTATGGGGATTGTCGATAAAGTAGTCGCCAATGACCCTGCGTACCAAAAATTGGAAGCTAAATTAAAAACAGCTAAAGGTGAAGAGCGCAAGCAAGTGCTGGAGTCAATGTCCAAAATATTGGAAGGCTCAGCGATTGGTACCATCATAGCCGACCAGCAAGCGCTATTAGGGCTATTAGGGTATCGCGGAAATAAAGAATATGTCCAAGATGTTATTAAAGAGTCAAATGAACAACGAGACGTAAAACCCGGACAAGGCGCGGGGGATGTTAGTTTCTCAGTTATGTCTAATGCCAATGATGTTAAAGCTGAGCAGTTTAATAATGCGAAAGACTTTGCTGAGATGGATGCCATTAAGCCGCTTTCAGATATTCTCGGCACATTATCCAAAAACCTAACCGATTATTCTAAAGAATACCCTGGGCTCACAACAGCCGTTGTCGGTGCAACTGATGGTATTAAGGCTATGGGCGCAGCGGCAGCAGCATTTGCCGGTCTTCGCTTCCTTATGGGTGGTGGTGGCGCTGGCCCAGCAGGTAACGGGGGGATTAGTGCACCTGGTACGCTCGGGAAAATGGCGGGTAACAGTATTGCCGTGCCTTTGCTCTATATTACCGCAGGTTCTGTCGCCATCTCTACCGTGCGAGATGCATTGCGTGAAGATTTTGCCAAGAAAAATATGTCCGAGAAAGTGGATTCCATATCAACCGGCACGTCGGGGTATTCATTTGTTGATTTAGCCTGGTCAGTCGTTAAGGACAGATTCAGCAAAAAAGGCTCCTCAATCTCTGTTCCATCCAACATCACTACCGCCGATGTTAATCCCTTTAATGCGCAAGCCAATAACCTCGCAGGCTTTGGCGTACCGTCCTATCTGTCCGCTGGCCAGCAAGGGCAAAAGAATCAGCCCATCCAGGTCACCACTAAATTAGAGGTCGATGGACGTGTACTTGCTGAGATTGTCAATGACCACAATGGTACACAAGCCGTGCGCGGCCCCACCGGGAGTCCTCAATGAGCTGGTCAGATAGCATGTTAGATGCCTCGTTTCGTGGGGTGAAATTTGATGTGGTCAACACCCGCGATACGTGGAGCCGCGATACGGCACAGCATGAGTATCCCTATATTGATGGGGCTGATGTGCAGGATATGGGCCGCAAGGCGCGGAACATCCGCATGACAGCCCTATTCTGGGGGGATGATTACGATAGTCGGTTGCAGTCTTTTATTGTGGAACTGGATAAGCGTGGCGCAGGTGAGCTGATCCACCCCATCTACGGCTCAATGCCTCAAATGCAACCGCTGGAGTGTCAGGTCAGTCACGATGCCGAAAACGTAGATTATTGCACCGTTGAACTGGTGTTTCTTGAGTCAAAAACGGGGAACCCCTTTTTTAGTCAGGACTATCCTACCGCTCAGGCGGATGTCATTTTTAATCAGGTGCAATCGCTGATGGATGCCGAGCAGAGCCTGATGGATAAGGCAATGGCCCCGTTACGTGATGCTAAGAAACTGATGTCAAAATCTAAGGCGCTGGCGTCTGCGGCACTCAATATGCTGCTCATTTTTCGCGGTGAGATAACCGGATTTGTCGGCAGTACCACTGATTTTGTGCAATACCCCGGTGCGTTTATGAGTGACTTGCAAAGTGCGGTCAGCCTGACCTCACAGAATGCTACCTCCAGTGGCAGCAGCGGCGTCTCTGCGGCCAGCGCAATCAGTCAGACCAATGCCACGATGTCTGACTGGGGCGAGTCTCATCGCCAGTTGACTGAGATTGCCAACTTACCTGCTGCACTGATATCCGGTGAAAAAACTGCGCCCGTCGATATGCCAGCTGGGGCATCGGTGGCCGATATTGCTGAGCTGATTGCCATGGTCACTATCGTGGTGGCTGGCGAACTGGCACTGGACGCCGCTGATATCTTCAGTAATGAAGACATCAACAGTTTGCTGTCACCCATTGAGATTGAACGTATTGCTAATGATACCCGCCAGTTTATCCAAGCGGCTATTGACCAGCATCGAACTCAGTATGCTGAGGCCACGCAAGAGGTCAGCTCAAGTCCCACCGCATTGGGTATTGCATGGCAACCTGTGGTAGAGGGTTTAAAAGAGATGGCGCTGGCCGTGCAACAGTTGGCCGCCAACATGATAACCACCCGCCCACCGCTGATACAGCGGCGGGTTGATAGCGTCAGCAACCTGCATTTAGTGGCTCACCGTTGGTACGGTGACTATCGTCGTGCCGTCGAGTTACAACGTCTGAATCCTCAACTGCGCAACCCGAACAACCTTCAGCCGGGGGATATGCTCCATGCCTACGCCATCTGACAAAGAGCAGGACAACCGCGTCAGTATTCTAATTAATGGCAAAGTCCACAGCGCGTGGAGCCGCTATCAGATTGACTCTGATTTCCTGATCCCCGCCGATGCCTGGTCTGTTTCTCTGGGCCTGCCAGATGGCGTATTTCCCACTGGTATTACTCGCGGTGTCCCCGTACAGGTGAAGGTTGGGGCTGATACCGTGATGGTGGGCCGTATCGACAGTATCCAGCGAAACATCGCCCGCAAACAATGCACCCTCTCGTTGTCGGGGCGTGATGGCGCAGCCATTCTGGTGGATTGTACCGCGCCTATCTTCACCTCCCGCCAGTTGGGGCTGGAAGAAGTGATCGCCAATATCGTGCGGCCACTGGGCATCACAAAGATTCGGATTAATGCCGAGAGTGCCATCCGTAACGATAAGGTCAGTATCGAACCCGGTGAACGCGCTTGGGATGCGTTAGTCCGTGCAGCTGCGGGCCGAGGCTTATGGCCATGGTTTGAGCCTGATGGCACCTTGGTAGTCGGCGGGCCGGATTACACCGCGCCCCCAGTGGCCACGCTGATTATGCAATTTAACGGTGAAGGTAATAACCTGCTGTCACTGAACGATAACGCATCTATTAACGGTTCATTCTCCGAACTCACGGTGTTGGCGCAGGGCCATGCTCAGGGGTCTAAATCCTCTGCTAACTTGGGTATTGTGGATGTTGAGGGTGCCAGCATCCAAAGCGCGACCAGTGACGATCCAGACGATAATCAGGACGATGATTTCAGCAATGAGACGGGGACGGCTGAGACAGGAACACACGGCCTCAAAGCCGTGATAAAAGACCCGACAGTGCCGTATTACCGTCCGCAAATTATGGTGGTGGGTGATGCTGACAATCTGGATCAGGTGCGCTATCGCGGACGTAAGGCGATGGCGGATGCGCGTCTAGCGGGATACAGCTTAACGGGCGTCGTCGCCGGACACCGTACTTCTGATGGCGTATTGTGGGAGCCCGGACAGCGTATTCATGTGCGCAGTGAACCCCATGGGATTGATGCTATTTTCTTCCTGATGGGCCGTGAATTTATCGGGGGCCGTCCTGAAGGCGAGACCACCACCTTACGGTTAAAAGAGGATGGGGTCTGGATACCGGATGCCTTCCCGAAAAAGAAAAAAGGCCGGAAAAGAAAGAGTAAGAAAAATACAGAGCTGGGGATAGTCGATGTGGAATAGTGTTGATGGTCGGATTAATGCCGCGTTAAACCGCATTCGAAAGGCATTTAGGGCGGTGTTAACGCGGGTTAACAGTGACGGACAGATTCAAACCGTACAGGCTCGAGCGCTGGCTGGAGAGCAGCTACAGGATAATGAGCTGTTCCAGCATTACGGTTTTACCTCCAATCCCTTACCCGGCACGATGGCGGTGATATTACCTCTGGGTGGAGCCACTTCTCATGGCATCGTGATTGCCACTGAGCATGGTGCTTATCGGCTCCAGGGGCTCAAGTCCGGGGAAGTGGCGCTCTATACCGATGAGGGGGCTAAAATCGTATTGAAACGGGGCCGCATCATTGATGTTGAATGTGATATTTACCGCGTGACCTGCAAGAACTATGAGGTCAATGCTGAGAATCAGGCTGATTTCAATACCCCAATGGTGAATGCCAGTGAACAAGTGACCGCCCAGGCTAAAATCACGGGCAATGGCGGTATGGCCATCAAGGGTGGCACTGGGGCAACATTTGAGGGTAATATCGAACAGACCGGAGGCAACTACGTCACCGAGGGTGATGTGCAAGCGGGTGACATATCTCTGACCGGACATCATCACATTGACAGTATGAGCGGTAATACCTCGGACGCCAAAGCCTAACCCACTGAACCTCTTCACCTGAATTTTCTTGCTCTGTGCCGCCATAGTGGCGGCATGGACATGCTAATTGACCCTTCAACCCGCGACTACACTGGCGAACATATCAATACGCTGGCCAATGCCGTCTACCTGTGCCTGATGGTGCCGCTAGGCACATGGTGGGCCGATACCTCGCTGGGCTCACGTTTGCATGAGCTGGCTCGCGAGAAAGATGTCCCACGTGTTTACACTCTGGCTCGCCAATATGCTGAACAGGCATTACAGCGCCTGATTGATGATAATCGCGCCACCGCGATCACGGTGACAGCGACCCGATTAATGCCCGGCTGGTTATTACTGCATGTCGTGGTGGAAACCGCCCCCAATCAATCAGAAACGTTTCGCCATCAAGTGAGGGTTGCCTGATGCCCCATATTACACCCACCGTCGAGACTATTCGTTCCAATATCTTACGCGATATACGTAACTTATTAGCTGATGCCGATATTTCTGAAAACAGTGATTACTATATTCGTGCCTCCTCAGTGGCCAGTTGTGCGGCGGGGATCTATCAGGATCAAGGCTGGATAGTGCGTCAGATATTCCCCGACACGGCGGATATTGAGTTTCTGGAGTTGCATTGTCGGACGCGGGGCATCGTTCGTAAGCCCGCCAATACCGCAACCGGCACGATTGACCTGACAGGTGAGCCTAATGCCACCGTAGTCAGTGGATTAACCGTGACGCGTGACACGCTCTCATTTGTGACCACTCAGCAGGCCACTATCGGGCTTAATGGCAAGTTAACCGTGGCCGCGCAGGCCGCTATTGCAGGCTCAGCCGGAAACACGACACAGGTGATGTCGGGCACGTTGTCATCAACGCCAGATGGGGTGGATAGCACTGTTATCATTGGCGTTATGCGCGGGGGAACTGACCAAGAAAGCCCGGAAGACCTACTGGCGCGGTTGCTCGATATTATTCGTCGCCCTCCTGCTGGCGGTAATAAATATGACTACAAACGCTGGGCGCTGGAGGTTACTGGCGTAACGGCAGCGTTTGTTTATCCATTACGCCGTGGCTTAGGCACCGTTGATATTGTGATCACCTCTGCTGATGGCTTGCCATCCCAAGCCATTATTGCCGATACACAGCTTCATATTGATGACGTTCGTCCGGTAACAGCCAAGAGTTCATTGGTCATGGCTCCGACGATTAAGACATTTGATATCGAAGTTAAAGTCACATTAAGCGGTATTACTTTTGATGTGGCAGAAGCGTTAATTAAAGAGGCGTTAAATAACTATATAAATCGCCTGATGCCCGGTGAAACCTTTATTCGCAGTCAGGCTGAAATGTTGGTTTCGTTTATTACAGGCATCACTGACAGAAAAATAATCACTCCCGTTGATAATGTGATCCCACAAGTCGATGACGCTATTGTCGAGTGGCTACGTGTCGGCACGATCACAGTGGCCTTGCTATGAAATTCTCAACCCTGATGGGTCTGTTGCTACCACCTGTGGCTTATGACTCTCAGCAGCCGAAGATCAATGCTGAAATGCAGGCCGAAGGTAGCGCACTTGATACCGCTTCACTGTTGGCTAATGCCGTATTAGGGGGCGTCACTCCCTTTTATGCCAATAGCTTGCTGATTGATTGGGAGCGCGTGCTGGAGATTACCGCTGAGCCGGAAGCCAGCTATCAGCAACGTTTGCAAGTGGTGCTTATCAAACTGTCAGAGTCTGGTGGGCTCAGTATTCCCTATTTTAAACGCATTGCGGCCAGCGCCGGATATCAGATAACCATTGATGAGTTGGAACCCTTCAGGGCGGGGATTAATCGGGCTGGCGATACGCTCATGACGCCTGAGGTTATCTGGGTCTGGCGGGTGAATGTGTTCGGTTCAAAGACCCAAACATTCAGATTTAGAGCGGGCATATCGGCTGCGGGTGAGCGCTTATCCTCCTTTTCAGACACGGTGATTGAAACTGTATTTAACAATCTCAAGCCAGCCCATACTTTTTGTTATTTTACTTACCAGGAGAGCTGATAATGAAGAATATCATGCCGCCGATTAATACCCCTGACAATGCATTTCATGACGGTAACCCGGCAACGGGTGAGCAAGGAACGATTGTTTCAGCTGAATGGCTGAACAACGCTCAGGGGAGTATTAGAAATACCCAGCAAGAATTATTATCTGTATTAACTGAAGCCGGTATGGCAATAGATGAAAATAAAACCAATCAGTTATTACTGGCAATATTAAACCTAATTACAGATCGTTCGCCTGATTTACCGATCGCCTCTACCACCCAAAAAGGGATTGTTCAGTTAAGCAACTCAACTAGCAGCACC